TTGATTTATACAAAAGATTCACATATACAAATCAAGAGTCGTACCGATTGGACTATATCGCTAATTACGAGTTGGGTGAGAAGAAACTCGATCATAATGAGTATGATACTTTTCGTGAGTTCTATACAAAAGATTGGGATAAGTTTGTTCGATATAATATCATTGACGTTCAACTGGTTGACAAACTTGAAGACAAGTTGAAATTAATTGAACTTGCGATTACAATGGCGTTTGATGCCAAAGTAAACTTTATTGACATTCACTATCAAGTGAGAATGTGGGATACCATCATTTACAATTATCTTAAAAAACAGAACATTGTCATACCACCAAAGAAAAGAACCTCAAAATCACAAAAGTACGCAGGGGCATATGTCAAGGAACCGAAGCCAGGAAAGTATGATTGGGTGGTTTCGTTTGACCTTAATAGTCTGTATCCTCATCTCATCATGCAATATAATATTTCCCCTGAGACGCTCAAGGATGACAAACACCCAACAGCTACAGTTGATCGAATACTTAAAGAAGAAATAGACTTTCAACTTCATAAGGACAGTGCGGTGTGTGCCAATGGTGCAATGTATCGCACTGACATTCGTGGTTTCTTACCAGAGATTATGGAAAAAATATACACAGAAAGAACTGTGTATAAGAAAAAGATGCTTGCTGCAAAACAAAAGTATGAAGATACTAAAGATCCTAAACTTGTAAAAGATATCGCAACATTCAATAATATTCAGATGGCTCGTAAGATCCAACTGAACTCTGCTTATGGTGCGATTGGTAACGAATACTTTCGTTATTACAAACTTGAAAATGCAGAAGCGATTACTTTGTCTGGTCAAGTTTCAATCCGTTGGATTGAAGATCGGATGAATAATTATCTAAACAAAATACTTAAAACAAAGGATGAAGATTATGTTATTGCTGTTGATACCGATTCTATCTATTTGCATCTGGGCCCTCTGGTCGAGGTTATATACAAAGAACGAGAGAAGACTACTGAAAGTGTTGTTGGGTTCCTTAACAAGATCTGTGAGATGGAATTTGAAAAGTATATTTCGAGTTCTTATGAAGCGTTGGCCAACTACGTCAACGCTTACGAGCAGAAGATGTTCATGAAACGTGAGAACATTGCTGACCGTGGAATCTGGACTGCAAAGAAAAGATACATCTTGAATGTCTGGGATAGTGAAGGTGTTCGTTATGCAGAACCTAAACTCAAGATGATGGGTATTGAGGCAGTCAAGTCGTCAACGCCTGCACCTTGTCGCACTATGATTAAAGATGTTCTTAAACTTATCATGACAAAGACAGAGGATGATGTAATCGACTTCATCGAAAACTGTCGAACAAAGTTTAGGTCATTACCACCAGAGGAGATATCATTTCCAAGAACTGTGAGTAATGTCAAGAAGTATAAAAGTGTCAATGCAATCTATGAAAAGGGAACACCGATTCATGCTCGTGGCGCCCTTCTTTTCAATCACTATGTCAAGAAGAATAAACTTACACAAAAATATTCTTTGATTAATAATGGTGAGAAGATTAAATTTTGTTATCTCAAAAGACCAAACCCAATCCAAGAGAATGTAATATCATTCATTCAACAATTCCCAGAGGAACTCAACCTTGACAAATACATAGATTATGATCTACAATTTGAGAAGTCGTTCCTTGAACCTCTCAAGATTATCCTTGACTCCATCGGATGGCAGGCTGAGAGAACTGTAAACCTTGAATCATTTTTCGTATAATGGATTTTTTAAAAGAAATAGTAAAAGAGATAGGAGATGAATATACGCAGATTGCGTCAGATATTGATGAGACTGAAAGATTCATTGATACAGGATCCTACATTTTTAATGGACTCATTAGTGGGTCTATTTTTGGCGGGGTTAGCAGCAATCGTATTACTGCCATTGCTGGTGAGTCGTCTACTGGTAAAACTTATTTCTCGCTTGCTGTTGTCAAGAACTTTTTGGACACTAACCCTGATGGGTATTGTCTCTATTTTGACACTGAAGCAGCCGTCAATAAAGGATTATTGGAGTCTCGTGGAGTTGATACGACACGGTTGGTTGTTGTGAATGTCGTGACAATTGAGGAATTCCGAACCAAGGCACTCAAGGCCGTAGATATATACTTAAAGACAGATGAAGAGAATCGCAAACCTTGTATGTTTGTATTAGATTCTTTAGGCATGCTTTCCACAGAGAAAGAGATTAAAGATGCACTCGATGATAAACAAGTTCGTGACATGACCAAATCACAACTTGTCAAAGGTGCATTCCGTATGCTCACACTTAAACTTGGTCAAGCAAACATTCCATTAATAGTTACAAATCACACTTATGATGTCATCGGTTCTTACTTCCCTACAAAAGAAATGGGTGGAGGCAGCGGTCTCAAGTATGCAGCATCTACAATCATCTATCTCAGCAGAAAAAAAGAGAAGGATGGTAAGGAAGTCGTTGGAAACATTATCAAGGCAAAGACTCATAAATCACGTTTAAGTAAGGAGAACAAAGAAGTTGAGATTAGACTTTATTACGACGAGCGTGGACTCGATAGATATTATGGGTTATTGGAACTGGGTGAGAAGCATGGAGTCTTCAAACGTAAGGGGAATCGAATTGTTGTTGGTGAATCTTCCGTTTATCCTTCTGCTATTCTGGCCGATCCTGATAAGTATTTCACGGAAGAAGTAATGCAACTGCTGGAAGAAGCATCAAACGAAGAGTTTAGTTATGGTGAATGATGGATCGTATTGAGAAAGTCATTCTAAGAAACCTAGTTTATAACGAAGAATATCTAAGAAAAGTTCTACCATTTATCGAACCTGATTACTTCAATGACAGGAATGAGAGAGTTGTATTTGAGCATATTACTAAATATGCTTCAGAGTACAATAGCTTGATAACGAAAGAAGTACTCCAGATTGAGATTGAAGACAGACGTGATATCACACAAGATGAAGTCAAAAATATATACGGAACGATAAATGAACTGGAAGATATTGAATGTGACTTTGAATGGTTGAGTGACACAACGGAGAAATGGTGTCGAGACCGAGCAATCTATCTAGCATTGATGGAGTCAATCAAAATAGCAGATGGACAAGATGATAAAAAAAATCGAGATGCAATACCAACAATACTATCAGACGCATTATCTGTATCCTTTAATCGCAATGTAGGCCACGATTACTTAGAGGACTATGAAGAACGGTACGAACTTTACAACAGGAAAGAAAGTCGAATTCAATTCGACCTTGAATACTTTAATAAGATTACAAAAGGAGGTCTTCCAAACAAGACGCTCAATATTGCACTTGCAGGCACTGGGGTTGGTAAATCTCTGTTTATGTGTCATCATGCTAGTTCTGTTCTTTTAGAGGGAAAGAACGTCTTATACATAACATTAGAGATGGCAGAAGAAAAGATTGCAGAACGTATAGATGCAAATCTTTTAAACGTAAATATACAAGAGATTGTTGATTTACCAAAACCAATCTTTGAAGGTAAGGTAACAAACCTTGCAAAGAAAACTCAAGGGTCACTTATTATTAAAGAATATCCCACTGCTTCTGCACACTCAGGTCACTTCAAGGCTCTACTCAATGAATTAGCCTTGAAAAAATCATTTAAACCTGATATAATATTCATAGACTATCTAAACATATGTGCGTCTTCTCGTTACAGGGCTGGATCAAATGTTAACTCGTATTCCTATATTAAGGCGATTGCTGAAGAGCTCAGGGGTCTTGCAGTTGAAGCTAATGTACCTATCGTCTCCGCTACTCAGACGACTCGCTCTGGCTATGGTAGTAGTGATGTCGATCTTACTGACACAAGTGAGTCCTTTGGTCTTCCAGCCACTGCTGATCTTATGTTTGCTCTTATATCTACTGAGGAACTTGAAGGGTTGGGGCAGATAATGGTCAAACAATTGAAGAACAGATACAATGATCCGACTTATAATCGGAGATTTGTTATCGGAGTTGATCGTACAAAAATGAGATTGTATGACTGTGAACAACAAGCACAAGATGATTTGCTTGACAGTGGACAGGATATAGAGTACAATGAAGAAGATAAAACAACAAAGAAATTTGCCGAGTTTAAGTTTTAAAAATGTCTGGAGACTACAACACACATAACGATCAACAACCTAATATAAATTACACAGATCATACCGTTGACCTTTCTAAGTACGCTTTATTCGTGGATGGTGTCACATCCGATCCCAGTAAGGATTATCAATCTTTTGTTGAAAGTTTGGATGACCTTGACGGACAGGGTTCCAATATTCACAGACTTCTTACTGCTGCTGTTGGTGTCAGTGCTGAGGGTGGTGAGTTTATGGAGATTGTTAAGAAGATGGTTTTCCAAGGTAAGCCTTGGAGTGACCACAATCGAAAACATCTTGTTATTGAGTTGGGTGACGTTATGTGGTATGTAATGCAGGCATGCATGGCACTTAATATCACACTTGATGATGTGATTGCTGGTAATGTAGAGAAGTTGAAGAAGAGATATCCAGGCGGAGAGTTTGACGTTTACAAATCAGAAAATCGTTTGGAGGATGACTTATGATTAACTTGCGTGATCAGATTCTAAAAAGTCAAATCGCATACTACAATGGTTTGATCGCAAAACATCAACAGAATGTTGAGATTTATCTCAATCAACCTGTAGGTATTGGTGAACACTCAGATGTGATGGGAACTATAGATGGTGAGATAAATGCCATTGCACAAGCACATGAGAAGATTGAAATTATAAATCATTATTTCCTTAATAGATAATAAATAACTAAAAATGAGTTTGAATAATGAACTACGGAGTGTTTAGGTCTTTTGTTGAAAGTGAAGAAGAAGAAGAAGTAATTAATCTCCTTGAGAGTCTTGAATCAAGATCAGAAGTAAAAGACGTAAAGATAAAATCAGCAAATGCAAAAACAGTTATATACATAGTCACATCAGATAGAAGATTTGAAACTCAAACACTTTTAAATGAACAGTTATCAAATGCTGGATTTAATGTAAATAAAATATTTGTAGGTGCTATATCAAATAGTCAGGAATCTACTGAGTTTCTTTTACCATCTGGAGCTAGAAGAAGAATTGGATTTAAACCATCGAGGGGATTTCAAGATACTACCTTCATGGCATCAATCACTGAGTTGTTTCCAGCGATTGCCTTTATTAATAGAATAAGTCCCTCTCTATCTACGGAACAATTTTACAATGCTATTTTAGCAGCTAATCCATCATCAGCGGGTGCGCCAGGCCCTTATGTACAGGGTTCTGCAGCTGATGTTACTAAGGGAA